TCTGAGCAGACTCACGAATTGGCATACCGTTAATGTCTAGCAATACACCTTGACGTAAGATGGAGTCACTACCAGCATCAGCAACGCCAGATTGCTTACCTAACAGATTAACACCAGCGGTTGTATTGATAACAAGCTGGTTGTCGGTCAAAGGTGCGCCATTGTCTTTCAGTATTTGCAAAGCTTGAGAGCCAGCGGTGTAGTCATTTACTGTTCCGAAAGGCGTAGTTCCAGCAACACCAGCAGCGCGTGAGAAAGTAGACTGCAATCCACATAGATCAACTTCGACTTGATTAACGATAGCGCGTATAGATTGTGCAATTTTCATAGCACGCACGTTCTGATAGCCAATTCCAGTGTTTAGAATCTTTAGCTCGTCACCGTTAAAGGCAAAAGAAGATGACTTTTGATTAGTCAATTTGATATCAACAAACCCCGAAGTCTGATCTGCTGCCGTTGGTGGTGTCATTGATGGAACAATGTTTTGTAACGTATTGGCTGGCTCAACGTCAACGCGAATTGCTTGATTCATTCCAGCACGTTCTGCTGATGCGTTCATCGTTACCGATGGAATCATTCCTGTTAGTTCGCGAGATACAATGTCGAGTGCTTCATAAATGTCCGGCATTAATGCCGAGATGTTGTTAGCCATGATAATATTCCTTAAATTTTATTCGAGAGTCCCACCGCTGCGGATAAATTCCGCACGCTTTTGGGGATTGAGTTTTTCAAAGTTTTCACGACTATGGGTTTTCCCAAGGTCGTTATTGCCACCAGCTTTGCCCATGCTTCCTGAACCGCCTTGAGTAGCTCGGACAAAATGAGGGTTAGCAGTTAAGAATTCTGATACCGCTTCGTTGACTGTCAGCAAATTGCCTTTATCGTTGTATCTGGCAACATTATTTGCATCTGTCACTTCCACTGTACCGTCCTCTGATAGACGGACTTGATGTCTTAGCAGAGTAGATACTTGATCGGGGCTTACAGCGTTATTGGTTGAGGCTGCTGATAATAAAGCGCCATCAACTAAGGTCGATTGAAGCTTTGACTTGTACGCGCTGATTTCCTGATCTTTCTTGTTTACTGTGTCCTTAAGAATAGATTCGAACTCTCCTCGTTGCTTCTGTGTTTCAAGGTTGGCATCCTCACGCTCTTTGAGCATCTGTCGTGCTTCATCAAGATTGATGTCACCGACTTCCCTCTGATATTTGCGCTCTGCTCTTTCAAGCCTAGTTGCTATTAGCCTATCTACATCGGACTGCGTAAACGTCTTTTCCTGTGTTTGTGCTGCTGCTGTTTCAGTCTCAGCGTCTGGTGTTGCCATGATGTTGTCATCGCTCATGTTACGTTCCTCTTTCGAGTAGTTAGTTAATCGTATATAGGTCGCCAGTGGTGTTCGCAGTTATAGCCACCACGCGCAATCATTGCATCGCTTGATGACTTACCTTTCCAGCTTCCAGACCATATTTGGGTAATCTGTTCGTCGGTGTATATCTTTCCTGCGTGATCTCTGCAAAATTGCCGAGAGGTTTCACTTGTCCCACCGAAATACTTCCATTTTGTTGCACCGTTTTGACGGCCTGTTGCGACGTTGACCGAGGCATCAAATTGCATTAATGAGTCTTGAGCGTATGCGTTGGAGTATCTCTTTAAGTTGTTGCCAACCCGGTCTCTTGCATAGATCGTCTGAAGCTTCTCAACAGCCGCAGCACTTTCAGCAGCCGTTCCATTCTTAGCAATAGCTACAAGCTTTTGCGCCTCTACATTGTCACTTTGTATGTAGACCCCATTGATGGTCTGCTTGATCGTCTTGAGTGATTGGGCAAAGGCTCTATTAGTGAGCGTGCTTTGATAGACCTCTGTGGAGAGAATATCTAGGTATTCATTAGCTATTGCCTCAAAGCCCTTAAAGCTTAAGGTTTGCAGTTGTCTAATGATTACCGGGTCAAGAGTTGGGAGCGCATTGTATGACTTAAGCATTGCATACGTTGATGCTGTGACGCTCTTATAGCTCTTGATAATCTCTTGGACTTCGACAAGATAGCCTGTATCAATAGCCGCTTTTAGCTGTACCCTTGCGGCTATCGCCCATTCAAGATCATAAAGCTTGCCGTCTCTCAAAGGGGCTGTTGCCATTAGCTCGGTGATTCTTTCTTCTAGCCTGTCAAGTGCATCAGCTAAACGAGCCTGATGCTGCAATGTAAGCTTTTCTAAGAGGTCAGCGTAGTCAGTATCTTTAGCCATTAGAACTGCCCTAGATCAGCGTTACTTGCGCCCTCTTCTTGCTTCTCAATCAGTACATCACCGCCCTCAATATCATCAAGACCGATCTTCTCGCGCACCTCGTTAGGCGTAACAACACCAGCGTCAATGTGGTAGCTATATATCTGTGTCTTGTCAGAGAAGTCACCTAATACAGACCCAGTTTCTTCAATCTCTTTGTGCGCTCGCGCCAGTGCCTCATCATCAAGAATAAGATCACTTATCCGCTTATCTATCTCAACAGCGAGCGTAACTGACTTAACCCCTGACGCTCTCATCTGCTGCAAGAATGTCAGCTCTTTGTCATAGTCTCTTAGGTCAAAGGAATCCGGGTAACTGATCTCAACGTCTGGTGTGACCCCTTGCCACTCACAGAACAAGTTAAACAACTGCTCTTCAGCTAACTCTAGGATGTCGGCTTTCTCTGATAGCTTACTGTTAAGCATCTGGAACTCTGTCTGCAATGCGATACCTGATGAGGTCACAGCAGCAGTACCACGCACAGCACCCATATGAGACATGCGGTTGATGCTCTCCACCTTGTCTGTAATAGCCGCCCTTATAGCGTCCATGTTTGCGCCACTTGGCTGCATTTGATAAGGCTTGAGGCTAGGGTCAAGATCATCTGGCATGTTAATGATTGAGCCAGCACCTGCTGAAGCGTCAGTTCCGAAGCTTTTTACAAGAGTCGGATGGTTGGATAATCGCATAATTTGCTCAAGCTCTGATAGCTCTTGGTAGATGCTGCGCTGGACGTATGCGATATCAGACAAATCTGACACGCCTATACCCCTCGTCACTGATCGTTGAGCAGGAAGAAACACAGCAGGTATTTCAGCTAATGGATTATCAAGCTGCTCAATCAACATCTCATCACCATCCACTACTTTCCAGACTTGGATAATGTCTTTCTGCCATACGCGATAAAATATTTCTTCCTCACCATCAGCATTCAAACCAGCCGACTCAAGAACCTTTAGATAGCAAAGCACAAACCGACCGCTTTCTGCTCGCTCATACTCCCAATTCAACACGTTTTCTGGCGTGAACATCGTCACATAGGGGCGAATGTCTTGGGCTAACTCTTCGGCTCTTGTACCAGCATTAGACTTAGGCTTGTCAAGCATGATCCAAACATGGCCGTAAACTGATGCCCACACTTGTGCCTCACGCATGAACGTATTCAATGAACGCCCATCAAGATCACAATCCTTTAGGAACGGAGTGAGCGCCACATTGCCAGCAAGCGCGTTAAAGGTTCTGGTTGGTGGTACACGCCACAAGAAAGACGAATAGATGTGTGTGATGTTCTTGCTGTGGTTGTCCATGCAGGTTAGGTCAAGTCTGCGCTGGTAGCTTTCCTCATCCTCATTGACGTAATGCGTGAGGTAACGACCTTCCTGATACTGAGCGCCCCCAAGGTAGGATCGTAAATAGAACGCCCAGCGGTTTTTATACTCATCATAAAGAGGGTGAGTATATTCAATTGTTAATTTTGCCATTTATGTCCACCGAGTAGGCTGTTGCACTTGATAATCAGTTTTTACTGGGAATAGATACTCAACCATGTAGCCAAGGGCATCGTTCATATGGTCATAGCCGTCGTCTTTATTTGGTTGACTAGTCCCTTCCTTGTATGTTTGTCGCTCTAAGGACTTAATGGTTTGCTTACAGTTCTCAGTAAAAAACAGATGTCGTTTCCCATCCCCGGTCTTAAGCCGTGAATTGACAGCGTTAATGCGGTCACGAATAGCAGGATGAGCTTTCTTGGCCTTGGTCATAAAGCCACTGTTCTGTAGTATAGATAGGTCTGTTCGACCCCCTGCTGATGTCTTTCTTTGCCTAGCAGCCGGGTCAGGGTAAACAATGATCTGTCGATTGGGGTAGCGTTGATGTATCTCTTTGGCAATCTCATCGCTGTTTGAGCCATAGATAATCACCTCGTCTATGCAGATCAGATCACTGCCCCTGCGTTGTGCAATGACAGCACTCATAGGGTCTATGTTAAAGTCCATTCCGATGTGTAAGACACCGCCATCATCTTCTGCCTTGACAAGGGATGTTGCTCGGTCGAAAGCCCAGTAAATTAACCCAGAATAGGTCACAAATTCACTGAGATATTCTTGAGAAAATGTTCGTTCATCAAGATCAGCTTTGGCTTGCTCTACCTCACTGGGTAAAACATTGCCGCCTTGTACGGTTGTATATTGAAAACTCTCCCAACCATCAGCACCATCAACGCCTTTAGCCCAGAGATCATAAAAGTGATTGCGGCCTTTGGGTGTGCCTATAAACAAGGCTCTTGTTGGATCATCCTCACTATGGCGATCCGACAGCGATGGCCTTAGAACCTCAAACCATGCCTCCGGACGCATATCTGCGAACTCATCGAGGACAACAAAGTCTAACGCCCTCCCTCTTAGATTGTTGGGCTTCTCAGCACCCTTTAGCGCAATGCTTGATCCGTTAATTAGTCTAATGGTCAAACTGGTTTCGTTAGTCTTATCAATATAAGAATTTGGAATCATATCAAGCAAGATTTGCCATTCTATTTCCTTGCTCATTCCGTATGTTGGGGCGCAATAGAAACAGTTTTTATTCTTGCCTGACACTGCGGCTCTTAATAACTCAGCAGCCGCTAAATAACTCTTACCGAATCTGCGTCCGGCCACGACTGATCGGAAGCGTTTTGTACTAAGCCATATTTCACTCTGAGGAAGGGTTAATTGCACGACTATCCAAGACAATATTAATAGGTGGTATCTCTTGCGCTTCTGGCTGGTCTTCTTTCCAGCCTCCTTGCGTCTTTAGGTAGAAGATATTAGCCGCCACGTTGCCGTCTGTAGCTAATTTAACTAGGTTAGTACCCATCGAACTGATCTGCTTTACCCTCCCTTTTTTATAGGCGGTAAATACTTCGGGCTGTCTTTCCTCAATTGCTCTTAAAGTTTTCTCTGTTATGTCGAAAAAATCAGCTATCTGAGCCTTGGTAAGAACAGCAGCTAAAGCCTCTAATTCAATGACTTGCTTGCTTGTAAACACAATAAGAGGTTTCCCACCTCCATCACCTTGATTGCCTTTCTTCAATGCTTAATTCTTCTGTATGAGTTTTATATGTATGAGATCGACAACTAGATAGACAGAGCTAAACAATAAGACTGATGCAACCACAATGAGACCGACCGAAAAGCCAGTTAAATAAGCCGCAGCATCAAATACGAATCGACCAGCATTCATAATCATTTAGCTTTTTTCTTAGGCTTAGGCTTCTCTGCCTTACCTGAATCAAACAAAGCAGCTTCTGCCAATCGTCTGCGCGTTAAACCAGCTAGGGACTGACCATTTACCTTGTCCCATCTAACGATCTGTTCAGATACCTTATCGATCTCAGAGGCGTTTATTTTTTTTAATAAAGTGCTTGCTCTTAGATTGCCGCAGCCTAAGTTGTAGCACCACGACACTATTGCGTCATGCTGATGCTGCTTTAGTGGGACAGTAATTAAACGATCACAATGAACCTCGACCCATGCAATATCATCGAGCAAGTATTTATCAGCTTGATCTTGAGTTATGGTGTCACCCTTGCTTACGTGGCGAGTGTGTCCATACCCAATAGTCCAGACATCAGCAGAGCATTGATACGCTTCTAACTTACAGCCTTCAAATTCTTTTATAAGGTCAACGCCAACGGTTGATATTCTCATGGTTGCCTCTTAGATATACTTTGGACACCCTACAGCCCTTAAAGGAGTTGGCTGATTAAGCTGGGTGTCACAGGTCGCTCATAAAATTGAGCCGCCCGGAAACGAAAAAACCGCCAATAAAGACGGTCTGTTGGTCGTGAGCCAAACTGATGGGAATATGGTCACTCTAGGTATTTAATCACATTCTTGGTTCACTGTCTACTTATACAGTGGATATTTATACAGTAAAAGTGTGTCAGGTGAATTGTTGATACGGTACAGCATTACTCTTGGCTATCTTAGACCGATGAAAATCGCCCTATTGATCTGTTCATCACGATCAGCATATTGGCTTAAAAGATTAGCGAGCCTTACTTTCCACACGTTGCGAGCTTGCCGCCTACTGACTTTTAAAATAGACGCTAGGCTTCGTTCTGTGATGTTTATACTGCCTATCCCTTGACACCATTCACACGCCTCAATTCTTGAGCTAATAGTGATTTGCCCAACGCCTTTGCATTTGTTGCACTTGTTAGGGCTAATTGAGGCTTCTAAGGCGGTTAATGCTAACGCTGTTATGGTTCGGTTGCTTTCATTCTCCGATAGCTTAAACCCCATTACAGACGCTTCTCTAATAGCCAAAGCATTAAGCTCTAAACGACCCGAATCATCGAGCGCAAACTTACTAAGGGAGTATAAATAGGTCATTCTGTCTACTCTGTTAAGACAACAAGCCACATCGCCAGACGTGATGCCTGTATTAGATGAGCCTCTAATCGAGTCTAAGGGTGGGCTTCCAGCACTTAACATTGCTATAACTTCACACATAAATTACTCCAAGGGCTAGTTAATGCATATCAGATATTGATTTTGGCAAGTCACCAAGACCGTTTCGGGTATCTAGCATCGCTTTTAAGTAACGCTGCATAGATCGAATGTCTTTCACTGTGTAATCTTCTTGAAACTCCATTGAAATAGTCTCAGTGTTAATCACATATTCAACTAAAAATTCGTCAGTCATTTTATAATCTCCTAGTTGTAGCTGATTGGGACGTAAGACCCATCAATAATCATTTTCTTATGCTCCTCGCGGTAGTGCCGAGCGATCTCTTTTCTCAGCAGCTTTGTGGTTATCATTACCGTTTGCCATTTTTCTCTTAAAATATCTATGTGACCCTGACCCAATCGGCCTGTAATCCAGTAAGTAAACTCCACCGGGTTAGCTGTAAAGTCTTTATGGCAGTAATGACAGAGGCAAACTGCGTTATCTAAAGACCACCTCACGCTCTTAGCTCGTCTGCCGAATATGTGAGCGCACTCCGTTCTGCCCTCTTTGCCGCAGTTTTCACACATAGAGTGCTTGGCAAGACGCACCACACTGCTAAACCATTTGTCTGCTTGGTCGCGTTTTATCGACACTACTGCCAGCCAGAATGCTTTTGCCAGCCTTTGCACGTTTGGCATATGGTTTTGGCTTGACCCGGCTTGATGGTGTAAGAACAGCCACAAGCGCGTTTAAGCTGCGTATTAATTTTGTTCTTAACCGCGTTTCTATTGCGCTGGTAAAAGACCTTCAGTTTCACCCAGTACAAATACAGATAAACATTAATCATCCTGCGCACTCTTTAATATTTTGTTTTTACCTAACATCAGTATTGGGCTTGTTAAACGGCTGAAAAATGCCAAGATGATCAATAAAAAGCTCGTTGATATTGTCAAACACAACTGATACTTGATGCGACTGTAGCTTGCTAGTCCTAACCTGACCTTTGACTCTTGTTTCAGGGAAAAATTGAACCTGAACATAGCACCAAACATCACGCTTGAATGTCTCTTGCGAGTTCTTTAACCGGATTGCTTTTGACGATAAGAATGCAAAGTTGTGATTGCGGTAATGACCTGCATCATTTAATGATTCTGCCATTCGTTTGCAATAACATTCAATCGCTGCTTGCTGGCTTACAGTACGAGTCTTTTTTACATCAACCTCGACCTGTAGAAGCCCTGCTGGTAATTCTTTAAACACCTTTTCAGATGCAAGCCCGACTGCAAAAAGCGATTGATTTATTTTCCTAACAGTTGCTTTCATCGTTAGTCTTCATAACCTAGTGGCAAAGATAAAAGTATATTGACTGTCGATTCTTCGCTCATACTAACGGCCTCTTTAACCATTCGGCGCTCAGTTTTTGACTTAATGTTTTAGGCTCATAGCGAAGCGTTTTTGGTTTGACTAAAGGTTCTAAAAAACAATCATCAAAATAATTTAAGCGGTTTAGACGGTTGCGTAACGCATAGACAGAATTGTTTGAGTCATGTGCAATCTGGTATATGTCATACCAACAGCCATATTTAAACTTTCCGTCTGTGCCTAAAAACTTATAGGTCTTTCTGACATTTGGATTAGCCATTAGTTAGCCCAACTTGTGTCGGTGAGGGATTCAAGAATTGATTTGCTTCGAATAGAATCAGACTTAGGCTTTACCGCTATCCTGTTTCGCAACCATTCGG